CAGCACGGCGCATTCGCATCTGATCGCCACGGACGGGCTGCACGCGCACACGACCACGTCCATCAGCGATCACCAGCACGGCCTCCTCGCGGACGGCACTCACGCGCACAACGTCAACCTCAACGGCGGCGGCGTGCCGATGCTGGTGCTGTCGCCGGTGCTGACGGTGACCAAGATTATTTATTGCGGCAATCAGGCATCGACGCGCGCCGTGCTCGACGCCGCCGAGGCGCCCGCTTCGTTCGCTGACCCGGCCGACGAGATGGCCGCCATTCGCGAGGAGCTCGCCGCGCTGAAGGCGTTGCTGATGCCGGCCACGCGGCGGGTCATGAGCAGCCCATCGAGGGGTCCGCACTGACATGCCACGTGTCCCACAGGCGCCGCCGCCGGGCGTGGTCCGCAACGCCACGCCGGAAGCCACGCCGGGGCGATGGTATGATTGCAACCTCGTCCGGTTCAGGGGCGGCCAGCTCCAGCCGATCGGTGGCAACGTGGCGATCGTCGGGACCAGTGTGCCCGACCTCCCGCGCGATATGCTGACATGGCACGACAATTCGCGCGTGCGCTGGGCGGCGTTCGGCACCGACACGAAATTATACGCCTACCGTTTCGACACCCAGGCGCTGACCGACATCACGCCCGCGGGCGTCGGGGCACTCGATCCGCCCGGCGCGCTTGATGGGTATGGCCTGGGCGATTACGGCGAAGACGCTTACGGCACCAGCCGCGACGCCTCCGATATCGGCCCGCAGGATATCGCCGCGACCATGGGCGACCGTTGGTCGATGGACACGTTTGGCGAAGACCTGTTGATCGTTCCGACCCAGGACGGGCACCTCTACCGTTGGAGCCCATTGACGCCGACGACGCCGGCGGCGTTGGTGACCGGCGCGCCGGACCAGAATCGCGGCGTGATCGTCACCGACCAACGTCATGTCGTGCTGCTCGGCGCCGGCGGCGATCCGCGCAAGATCGCGTGGTCCGATCAGGAAAACCCTGACGTGTGGGTGGCCGACGTGGTCAATCTCGCCGGCGACAAGATGCTACAGACGCAAAGCTACGCCATGGCGGCGGCGAAAGTCTCCGACGGCATCCTGATCTTCACCGCGAATGATTGCCATAAGATGACATACGTGGGCGCGCCTTACGCCTACGGTATCAACCAGATCGCGGCCGGGTGTGGTCCCATCGCCCCGCGCGCGGTGATCGGCGTCGGCAGCCTGTTGGCGTGGCCGGGCACACAAACGTTCTGGTCCTATAGCGGCGGGGCGGTGACGCCATTGAAATGCGACGTGCAGGACTGGTTTTTCTCGCTACTCAATCGTTCCATGGTCGGGCGCGTGTTCGGCTCGCCCAATCCTTCCTTTTCCGAAATGTTCTGGGACTGGCCTGATGAAGGCGCGCTTGAGTGCGATCGTTATATCGCGCTGAACTATTCCGACCCGGCGCACCCGTGGACCATCGGCGTCAGGGCGCGCACGGCCGCTGACCCGTCGGGGACGATGGACTACCCCGTGCTCGGCGGCCCGCTCGGCGCCGGTGGAAGCCTGTACTTGCATGAATACGGCTGGACCGACAATGGCGCGCCGCGCGCGCCGATCGGCATCGTCTACGCCGAGAGCGGCGATATCGTGCTGGGTGAAGGCGATCAACGCTTCCACGTCAAACAACTTATTTTCGACGCTGACCCAGGGCCGGAGCCGATGTTGGGCTATCGTTTCTTTTCGCGTGAACAACCTTACGACAGCGCCAGCGAGACCGACACCGGACTTTATACCGTCATTCACGACGGGCTGATGGATGTGCGTTTTTCGGGCCGCTCGGTGCGGATGCGAACGGAAGCCACCGCTGACGGGCCGTGGGCGATCGGCCGCCCGCGACTGGACATGAAGGCCGGCGGACGCAGATGACCGTCCGTCCCGTCGCCTTCCCGCCGGCGCCGTTCACCGTCCCCGGCGGGGCGATCGATGACCGCTTCGCCGCCGTGGCGGCGGCGATCAACCGCAAGGCTGACGCCGGTATACAGGGGCCGGCGTCGCATTTCCTGGCGTTGATCGCGCCCGACGGCTCGACATGGCGGCTCACGGTGGACGATACCGGTCTTCTTCACACCGAGCAGGTGCCAAGGCCATGAGCACGACCACCCGCAAAACATTCCCCCCGCCGCCCAACCATGTGACCGGCGCGGCGGCGATGCTCCCCGTGGAGCAGGCCGCCCTGGTCGGCGCGCCGGTCACGCCGGCGAAGATCATCCCTGAAATTCCGCTGGTGTCAGCCGTGCTGTTCCAGGCCACCAACGGCACCGTCTGGCGCATGCGGATCAGCCCGATGGGGACGTTGCTGATCGATCCGGCGCCGTGACCGAGGATGAGCGCCGCCTGCGGCTGGAAAAAGCCCTGGCCTACGGCGGCACGCACGACCTCGCTGATCTCGCGGCCATGGTGCATAGAGGTGAAGCGCAGTGGTGGGGCGACGGGGACGGCATGATCGTCACCGAGATACATACGTATCCGAAACTCAAGGCGCTGTCCTACTGGCTGATCGCCGGCGAGCTCGGCGCGTGCCTGTCGATGGAAGACGAGATCAACGCGTGGGGCATCGAGCAGGGCTGCACCGTCGCGGTATCGACGGGTCGTAAAGGCTGGGTGCGCGCGGCGGCGAAGACCGGCTGGAAACCAAGGCCGCATATGTTTCCGGTGTGGAAACCATTGGTGGAACCATGAGCAAGTCCAAACCACAGACCACCACGGCTGAAACGTCATCCAGCAACCAGATCCCCGATTGGTTGACCAACGCCGCGCAACAGGCGGTGCAGACCGGGCAGAGCCTCAGTCAGCGTCCTTATGATCCGTATACCGGGCAGATCGTCGCGACACCCGGCGCGGACATCACGCAGTCGTATCAACAGGTCCGCGACATGCAAGGCCAGCAGGCGCCCGCTTTCGACGCGGCGAAGGGCGCCTATGGCAACCTGATTGGCTCGGTCAACCCGATCACCGCCGGCGGCGTCAATGATATCGCCAGCCAGCTCTACGGCGGCTACCAGCAAAACGTGCTGAACCCGGCGCAAGGTTTGCTCGGGTCGTTCGCCGCCGGTGGGCCGGCGACGGCGCAACAGGTCGGCGCCAACGCCAGTGCGTTGATGTCGCCTTACGCGCAACAGGTGATCGACCCGACGATCGCCGCCGGGCAGCAGCAACTGGCGTTGGCCAATCAGAAGATCGCCGGGCAGGCGGCCAATGTCGGGGCGTTCGGCGGATCACGTCAAGGCGTCAATGAAGGCGTGGCGTCGGCGCAGACGGCGTTGGGCACGCAGCAGCAAATCGGTCAGATGCTGCAATCCGGCTGGGGCCAGGCGCTGACGCCGGCCAGCCAGCTCGCGTTGCAGGGTGGGCAGCAGGCTTATGGCGCGGCCGGGCTGCTGTCGAACCTCGCCGCGACTGGTTACGGCAACGCCGCGACGCAGGCGGGCAATATCGCCAACACCAATTTGCAAGGCGGTCTGAGCGCCGCGTCCGGCCTCACCGGCGCGGCCACGGCCGAGCAGCTCGCCAACCAAAAAGACGCGTCCCTGTTGCAGACGATCGGCGCCGGACAGCAGAACCAACAGCAGCAACAAGACAACGCGGCGATGAGCCAGTTTTATGAGCAGCAAGGCTGGCCTGTGCAAAACCTCGACCTTTTGCTCGGCACGCTCGGGGGCGTGCCTTATTCAACCAACAGCACCGGCACGAGCTCACAGACAGCGACATCGAGCAAGAACGTGGCGGGCGGCGTCGCCGGCGGGGCGCTGTCAGGCGCGGCCACCGGAGCGGCGTTCGGACCTTACGGTGCGGCGGCGGGTGCCGTGGTCGGCGGATTGTTAGGAGCACTCGGCTGATGTCAGGTTCAATCGACCCGGCTTTTCTGGACAGTCTGTTCTCCACCGGCGCGGGGTCGGCCTATTCGCTGCCGTCGGGGTCGCTGCCGAGCGGCTTTAACGCCAATGAATTTGCCCCGAC